TACTCTTTTCATCTACTAATTTTGCATCTACCATAATATTAATCATGGCTACTAAGTCGCCTAGTTCTTCTTCTAGGTGTTGACGATTAGTTTTAATATTTCCTGGTTTAAAATTATCTAAACCAAACCGATTTACTTTACTAACTGCTTGAATTACTTCTGCACATTCTTCTTGCAAAATACCCGTAATTTCTTTAAGTTGATTTTCTGTCATTAAAATGGTACATCCTCAAATGGTAATATTTCTTGTTGATAGTGTTGCTCACTATCTTTTACACTTTTCAATAATATACATTTATCTAAGACTTCTGAGTTAAACATATTTTGATTGTTATTGTGTAAGAACATTATATAATTATAATCCATTTCAACTATAGAGTCAACTCTGCAATTTTGATACTTACCAAACTGAAAAAAATCAAGTAATCCTAGTTTTAAGGATTTAATATTTTTAAATGTTATTGCCATTATGCGGTTTTTAAACTATTATACCTATCCGCTGCATAACTGGCAGCAAATGCATTTGGTTTAACCATTGGTATTACGTTACACGTACCTTTTATATAACCAATTGCCTGCTGAACAACACAGCTAGAGCCATGAGACGCATCAGGATTAATATCGAGATGCACTTCTACTTTGCGATCTTCTAACGCTTCTTTTAAATTCTGAAATAGCTCAGATACTTTATATACTTCATTCATAAGTCTCATAGATGGTTTACTTTGTTTTTGGTCATAATCTAATTCTGTATGTGTTTCACCAAAAATCTTACATCCATGACAACCATCAATATGTACAACAACTACTAGAGTATAGTCAGCATACCAGCGATTATGTCTTCTAACTCTTATTGAGTCTGCGCCGATATAGATTTTAGTATTTGGTCCTTGTGACTCTATATACCTTTTAACCTGCTGAATATTTAATTTTTTCATACTGTACAAATTGGTTGCGGCGGAAGGACTCGAACCTTCTAAGCGGAGCTTATGAGACTTGCTTTTACCCTGACTCACCGCGATATTTAGTGCCAGTATTCTGTTACGAGGAACTGGCGAAACCCTAAGCAGTGTTTAGGCTGCTAAAGCGAACTGTGAGTCGTTTGCATTTACTTTTTGTGTGTCTACGATCGGGAGACCCCAATCCTAACGGCTTCTACATTGCCGAATCGTCCATTTTTGTACTTATTGCCCTGTCAAATCTAAAACAGGCCCATCAAAAAGAAACTTATACTGTTATAAACTCTTTGACTTGTTCCGCAGTCATGTTACCCGTGCGACGTTTAACTTCTGTTTCACCATCTACTATAATCATAGTAGGTACACTACGAATATTATACTTCTGTGCCATATCAACATTATTATCAATATCAACTTCTTCAATCTCAAAAGTAATTTCTTCCTTGATTGTTTCTATTGTCATTGATAACATCTTACATGGACCACACCAATCTGCGTAAAACTTCAAAATTTTCATAAACTTCCTTATGGTGGACCTGAGGGGATTCGCACCCCTGTCCAAGACTACTTTCTATTAACTTCATACGATCATACTAATTACTTCTTTTTTAGAACCCTTTTTGCTGTAGCTTTAATACTACGCTTATGATGGGCTTTAAACTTAGCCATAATTATTTCTTCTTACGTAGTTGTCTACGTACAGCTGCTTGAATTTTTGTTTTTGCTCTGTAAGCCATAATGTATATTTAATATTTAGGTTTCTTTTTTGGAGGTGTCATAGGCATTGCAGGAACACGAGGCCCTGCTGGCTGCATTGGGATTGAACCGACAGGCTTTTTAGGTTTTACCATATTAAAATTCTTTCTTTAGGGAATTATTATCAATAGCAGCACGTAATGCTTTTTCTACTAATTGATTAAAAGTAATGTCCTTTTCATGGGCTGTTTTAGCAAACACCATAAAATCTTCATCACTGAGCTCGAAAGGAACAGATACTCTAGTATCATAATATCTACCATCAACAATAGCAGATGCTTTTTCTAGCATGTCTTCTGCAACTTCTAATTGACAGTATTTTCTACCTGCCAAATTTGTATCTTTTTCTTGTAATTCTGCAAAGTCCGTTGTAGTCCAACGATAGTAATTGCTTTGTGCATAATCTTCGGCTGTCATCTCTAAAATTTCTTGACTAACAACATCAAAAATACAGGTTAAGTAGTGATCTGAATTACCATAACTAATCTCACAAACTAAGTCTGTTTCTTGATTGTATATGGAGTTTTCTAAAAATGATTTATCGTGAATGTTGTAGCTGATAACATTTAAAAATTTGTGTAATTTAATCATTTTATTCTCGTGGTAAAACTGTTAGGCAAATAGAAAACTCAGGACTTGCACCTGATTGTCCTAAAAGGATCTTAATTTTATAACTGTTCTACTGTGATTTTAAGAAGCTGTGTGCTTCACCTATACCCATGCAAATTTAATCTCAGGGCTTTTATGTTTCTTGGACTTTGAAACTATAGGCAGATTTATACCTTAGTAGATAGGCCGATTGTCCTAACTTTCTCATTCACAGTTATAAAATTCCTCTTTGCAGAGGAAAGTGTAAGACTTCCACTTACTATCACATCGCTTTTAAGTCTGCGTGTCCTAGACTACTATTTTTACTACTATGAGTTGTAAAGAACTCTTTGTCAACATAAAATTGGATTAGTTCTCTTTGGATTTGTGTTATCAAATCACCATGAGAATCATTAAGTACAAAACGCACAGGACAATTTCCCCAACTACGAGTTGCATTAAATTCCGCAAACCACCTGCGATGTTCCCTATCACTAGCATTAAATACTGCGTAACTACGTCCATGCAACTGTAATCTGCTCATTATTGTTTCCTAAATATATGTGTGGTTTGTTTTTACAACGAATTCGTATTTTCTTTGTAGCTGCTCTACTTCGTATACTGACTTTGGGTCATGATCTTCAATAAAGCGTTGCATTGGCATATCTTTTTCTAGTAGCTGTTTGAGATAAGATAAAAAACTCATCATTTCTTATTTACAAAAGAGTAAAATTCCTGAGCTTGCTCTAAGATTTCTTTTGAGGTAGGAAATGGCAGTTTAGGCATAGCTTCAGCTGCAGATACACCAGCATCTACCATTTTCATGTAGGCTTCTGTACTGAACTTAAGATTAGCCATGTACTGCTTTTCTAAATGATCTTGTGCAAGTTTAAGTAAGTCTGCACGAATTTCAAATGGAGATTTAGTCATTTTTAACTGCCTTTGCTTTTGTTGGGTTAAAAAGATCAGAAAATCCATCTACTGAGTACTTGCTCATATCAATGGTATTCTGAACCAACATTTTAGCAAACTGAGTTTGTGCTTCAATAAATTTATGAGCAGCTTTGTTCAGTTTAGGGTCAGTAAAAACTTGGTTTGTGATAATTTTCTTTGTTGATTGAAAGTTATCAATGTAAAAATCGGGAGTAAACATATTGTTTCCTTAGTGTGTTGTGTGAAAAAGTTGGTGGAGACAGCGAGAATCAGACTCGCGTTTCTAGAATCGGAATCTATTGTTCTATCATTGAACTATATCCCCAAAGAAGTTTTTAAAGATGCTTCTTAACATCTAAGATCTTTTATACTTGGTCTCTCTACAAGGATTCGAACCTTGACCACACGGCCCCAAACCGTGTACGCAACCTGATAACGCTTTAGAGAGATAGCTGGTGCCCCAACCGAGACTCGAACTCGGATGCTCGCGCACTGGCTTCTAAGACCAGCGTGTCTACCAATTCCACCATCGGGGCAAGTATTTTGGGCAGGCGTATGAGAATTGAACTCATGATATCGGAATCACAATCCGAGGTTTTGCCACTAAACTAACACCTGCGTAATACGCATATTACCAGTGTCTAATAACCCCTGCAATAATAAATAAGTTTGTTACTATGTATCCTAGTACTATACAAGTTCTAATAATAGCCACCTGATCAGCTTGATCATCATCACCTGCTTTTTCTCCTAAGGCTTTTGCCCATAGTTTCCATAATGTTTTCATAAATAAGGATCTGAGGTAACTGCGCCCGTAATTTTAGGTTCGCAATAATTATTGCCAATGGGCTAGGTGGTACGCTTGTGTACCTCAGAAAAATTCTATTTTAGTTTACTAACTGTTTGTACTCTTTGATTGCTTTTGCATCTAAGGATGCATACGTACGAAACTTGTCACGACCAACCTGATCGTACAAATCAATAGCCATTTTTTCCATACTCTCTAGTGTATCAATAGATAAAAGAGTACAGGTAATATATCTGCTCATAAAAGCATCTATTAAAAATTCTTTATTATATCCAGCCATAGTAATCTCCCATTAAGTATATATTATACTCTAATTTGGGATCAAAGTCAAGTTCAAAAGTGGTCCAGCGACTAGGAATCGAACCTAGATTGATAGCTTAGAAGGCTATTGTTCTGTCCATTGAACTATCGCCAGTATTTCTGGGTTTTAGTATCTATGTACCATTTAACATCTTCTTTATGTATTTGCCATACTGAAATACCTATTACTAATAGTATTTCAATTATAAAGATAATAGTAATTATTGATCCTAGTACTGTCATACGTGACCTATTTCTTCTGCAAATTGTTTACTAGCTGTATTCTTTTGCTTAGACTCACACATAATGTCTGCTGATTCTAAGAAAGTTCCAGCCCACTGATTAACTTCTTTATTCCAGTAAAATTCTGAATGTGCACGAAGTTTAGCTGCGGTAAACCCTTGTGATTTTAGCTCACGAAAGTCTGGTCTAGTTTGTCCACAATGATCTATAAGTATATCTTCTCTGCTAACAGAGTAGTGAATGACTGGTCTGACACCGCGCCATGAATCTTGAATTCGCTTAACCTTAGGGTCATTTGGTTGAATATACTCACCACTAGCAATCCAGTGATGATGAATGTCAAGAACTAATGCACAGTGGTCTACCAACTCTAGACTGGCATCAATGCCCCATGAGAACTCTGCGTTCTCGATGGTAAGTGTATTACGTGCTTCGGGTGTTAGTCGCTTTAAAGCTGAGATAATGCCTTTGGGACCTTGTTTGCCACCGATGTGTACATTACACTTAAAGTCTTGAAACTTACGACCGTAACCTAAGTAGCGAATAATATCTGCGTGATACTCAAACTCAGTGATTGATTTTTCAACTGTTCCTTCATTATCTGAAGCTAACACACAAAATTGACCTGGATGAAAACTCACACGTACATCTGCTGCACGAAACTTATCACCGATACGAGAAAGATTCTTTTCTAAGAAGTCTACTACATCTGACTCAAAGTAAAACCACATCCAGTCATCGTGTGAATATCCAGTAAGTAGATCACTACTTAATCTAAACATACGTAGACCTGCGGGTTGTTGTGCCATCCAGTCAGCTTGATTTTCAAGAGCTTGAATATTAGTACGCATCAAAGCCCATAGTCTTTCAGCAGCTATGTCTTTAGATTGCTTATTAAGCCATGTAATGGTAGTGCCTTTAGTTTGGCAATTCACTACATCTGTAGATTCTGAACTTTGAATTTTACACGCAAAGCCAACGCGTTTTTGATTTTGATTAAACATAGTAGTTATTATACTAAATTCAAACTATCAAGTCAAGATAATAATTTGAAGACCGGCCCAAGCAACCATTAAACGTTTTTTACTGTAATAGTGTGTTTACTTTGTCGCTGGGCTGCTTCAATTATCGTATAATACCTTTTTCTAGTCGCTCAGACACTAAGCGAGCATATCCAGCAATATCAACCCAGCTATCTGCATAGTCTGGTCGGCCGTTTAAGATGCGCGCTATTTTATGCACTATCATCTCTAAACTTTCCTGTTGATCTGCATCCATATTTTCCCAGCTTGGCGCAGCGTGTAGAATTTCTTTAAGGTTTTGTGTAATGGTTGCCATATCAATAAATGGACCATAATTTTTTGCACGTTCATCTAAAATATTTAGAGTAGAATCTTCTTCATACTCGTCATCATCAAATGTAAATGTTGCGCCACCTATAGTTCCTGGCATAGGCATAGTAATGGTATCTCTATCATTACTACTTGTAATAAATGCTGGAGTTGTGCTAGCTACATTATCTAATGTAGGACCTTGGTGAGGTTTAGCAGCAGGAAAAGGCCAGTTGGGCCATACTTGGTTTAATTCTAGTTCTTTTGTCATAATTTTATATATTAAGGATTAGTATAAGATTCGAAGAACCTTATAGTAATCCCTCCTAAGAGGTTTTACCGTACATGCTTTCTGCAAAAAGACTCACAGTACTACATTCAATCTGTCCCGCCTGACCGTGCAGAGTCTGGCTTCGATGATGAATTGTAAGGATTAGGATTAATTTGAAAACGCAGGCAAAGCTCAAATCCTGCGCAATAAGTAATTATACCCGAATTCTTGTATCAGGTCAAGTTTATTTTTCCGGAGCCCTAAGCAGCGCAGGTAACTTTTTCTTAGTTTTAATCTGTTTTATTAATTCAGGATTAATACCATATAACGGATTAACTGATCCTGCTGCTTTTTGATATTTTTCGTAAACAGGTAAAAGCTGATCAAGTATTAGTAATTCTAGCTCTTTGACGTAAGTATGTGAAGAATTCATATAGCACCTTTATTTTGCCTTATTATATCACTATTACTTATTACTGTCAATACCAAAAATTTTTATGCTATAATTTTAAGCAAAAACAAAGCCCCAACACACGAAGTGAAGGGGCTTTGAACATCTATTAATATATAGAGCACGCTGATGTTTTTAACTCTAATAGAACTTATACTTACCAAGCTGTCTAATCTTAAACTGTAGTAATTTACTACTTA